ATCCAGTCATATTATTCTTATTAGGTGGGGTACTCGTTTCTTTACACTTTCCCCCGTTACTATTATGCCCAGTCGTCTAGGACAGCGTTAATATCCTTAGGCGTTTCGGCTTCAGTCTTCTTAACACGCTTAGTCGGCTCAGGTGTTGCTTCAGCTTCTGCAACAGGTGCTGGTTTGGCAACAGGCTTAGGAGCTGCAATAGCTGGTGCACCATCAATAGCCGCTGGGGTTAACCCAATAGCTAGCTTAGCTTCAGCTGTCTTACCTTTAGCAAGCGCATTGTTAAACTCGTCTTCTTCCAAATAGCGTACTGCTTTGAAAGTAAGTTTAGGTGTGGCGCTAGATGTGTCAAAACGCATCTCTGTAACTACTGAGGTCACTGAAACATTGTTTGTACCCAAGAGGCGTACATAGGCTTCGAGTGGTAACTTGCCATCAGTACCCTTACCAAAAATTGATTGGGCTGGGAGAGTTAATTGGAATACATCACCATTTTGGTCATTCTCTAATACAACCGCAAGACGACGACTAAAACGACATGCACGACCTTTACCGCTAGGCGCTGAACCATCTACGTTCTGTGGGCAGTCTTTGCAAGTAGCCGCTTGTGGTGCAGTGCTCTTAGCATTTGGGCTGATGCCGTTGTCAGAGAAGCAGTCAGGCATCTTAGCGCCTTGACCTTCAGCAAAGGTGGCTTCATAGAATGTACGTGAGTTATGTTGAGCCGCACCTACTACCACGACGTTCATAGCACGTTCTTCATTCTTAGCTACTTCTTTACCCGCTACTACCATACGGAATACAGAACCCTTGATTGAGATACGCTTGATGCTTGGACCTGATTCGCTTACGCCACCCATCAAAGCACGAGTTGTTTCGTCTACACCACCACGTAAGTGGGCTGGTAAATTACCATTTAATAAGCTGAGTTCGTTAGCCATATTATGCTGTTCCTTTTTTCAAGAATTCTAAAAATACTGATGCTGTCTTAGCGATTGTTGCTGGGTCAGTTCCAGGTGTGTTCGCATTTACAGCAAAGTTTAAAGAGTTGTTACGCATTTGTAATTCAATCTGCAAGTTTTGTTGTGCTTCTTGGATAGCCTTCTGTTGTGCTTCTGCTACCGCCGCTTGCATACGTTCTTGTTGTTCCTGTGATGCTACTTGAGCTTCGCTCATACTTCCTCCGTTTTAGTTGTGTTTGTTAATACGTCAATATCTGCTTTTTTAAATCGCAGTTTTGTCCCTACTTTAAAGTGAGGTAACTTCCCTTCCCTACATAAAACATAAATCGTTTGACGAGAGACACGTAGTATCTTCGCAACTTCATCGACTGTCAATGGCAAGTTTTCCATTTTTATTTTCTCCTTACTGTAACTGTATATCGGTTATTAATATTCATGCCAACTGGCATTAGTGTTGGGTTTTCATCTAGAAATTGCTTCATATTTGTAGTGCTGATACGACGTTCTAGAACTTGCGGTATATCGTGCTCTAGTATGAAGTTATACATGCTTTCCCAATCTGTTGTTTCATATCTAGTACGTACTGACCTAAATACTGTACCCGCCGCAGTCTTGATACTGTCTGCCCCGATGTCCTTACATAGCTTTAATAACTCCTCGGCTACCATATCCATCTGTGCTTCAATCCTGCTATCTTCAGCTTCAAATGCCGCTGCTAATTCTTTGCGTTTGTCACGCATTTTTATATATACTTCGGCTAATTTATCAGCCTGTACCTGTTGTGTCATACTGTGTTCCTCTCTGCTCTCGCATACCACTGTGTTATTAGGTCTTTTAGACTCTCTTTATTGTCCCCCCACTCTATCCAGCCCTTGTGTGGGTTGAATAACTGCACTTTACTTACTTCCATACCATTGTCGGTATTACCTTCAATTAGCACTACAAGAAACTTAGGCTTTCTAGCTAAGTTCTCTAAAAGAATTTCTTGACCCCGACTAATACTTTCGTTAGGGCGTTTCCATTCACCCACTAGGAACGAGCCTTTGCGCTCTAATACCATGTCTAGATTAGATGGTAAGAACCTAGGGTTGGTTGGTATTAGCCCAATCAAATCAGCAAAGTCAATATGCTTCGCATCAGGGTTACGCATTGCTGTCATTATTCTTCCTCTTTTTTATTATTGTACATCAACTCTTAACAATGTCAACTAAGTAGTTCCCCGTATAGCGCCATTATGCTCCCCTGAATATCTTGCTTGTTTTGTAGTGCTTCGTATAGCTTCTTCTCTACACTTGACCCACGTAGTTTAATTACAGTACATGGGTTCTTTTGCCCACTGCGGTGTACCCGTGCGTTTGCCTGTGCGTATGTTTCGTATGAGGTTATAGGGCCCCACCATACAATCGTGTTTGCAGCGTGCAGGGTTACCCCATGACTAGCCGCTTGTGGTTGGATGATAAGCACTCTAGGTTCAGCGGTAGTTTGGAACTTCTTAAAGATTTCTGTACGTTTGTTTACAGGAACGCTTCCATCAATAACCTCTGCTGTATACCCATCCTTCTCTAGGCTATCCTTAATAATCTGAATGGCGTGCCTGAAAGGGGCAAACACAAGTACCTTATGGCTTGACTCATCAATAACTTCTTTCAGTACCTTCAAGCGATTGCTGGCATCGAACTCGACAATCTCCCCAGTATCTGAGTAGACTGCACCACAAGAAAGCTGGAGTAGTTTGTTTAGGTTAGCCGCCGCATTGATGGTAGTAATCTCCTCACCAGCCGCATGAACTAGCATCTGCTTGCGTAGGATGTCGTAATACTTCTGTTGCTGTGAGGTTAATGGTACTTCTCGCTCTTGGTACGTAATCTCAGGTAGGTCAAGGCATTGCTCTTTTGTATATCGAATTGCGGGTTGTAACACCCCATGGACTATATCTTCTGAGTTAGCTTTTGGTATCCACTTAAACATAGATATTTTTTGCATTACTTGGTCTCTAAAGTGTGAGTAGAACTTAGGCACTCCAGTAGGGTTAACTAGCTTAGCGATACCATAAGCATCTACTGGTGACTGTGCGGCGGGTGTACCAGTCATCATCCATAACCAAGTATGTGGTTTGATTAGTGAGTTAAATACTTTCCAGCGGTTTGTAGTAGGGTTCTTGTACGCATTAGCTTCATCAACAATAATCAAGTCAAAGTTTGCTTTATCAATAGCCTCAGAGACAATCTCAATACCATCAAAATTAATAATGACAAACTCAGCATTGCTTTCAATAATCTTTCTACGCTTATCCTTAGCCCCGTATGCTGTGTCTACCCTGCGGTGTATGGCAAATGTAAACAAGTCTGCACGCCATGCGGCATCCATAATGGATAGTGGGCAAACAATCAGCACTCGTTTAACTAAGCCTAGATTCATCAGGTAGTCAGCCGCCCATATAGCCGAAGCGGTCTTGCCTGTGCCTTGCTCATTAAATACAAATGCTCGGCGGTGTAAGGTTAGAAAGGATGCGGTTTCTTTTTGATGGTCAAATGGTTTGAACTGACCGGGCCAAACATACTTACCTTTGATGGGAGACGGAACATTGCGTACCTTAAGGTTCTTCAGGACTTGCATTTCGTCAAGCCCCCAGTGAACTAATACCTCATGGTAGTTTTCACCTTCTGAGCGTATTAACTTACTCTTAGGTATGACTGATGTAATGCGGTCAGGGTCACGCACTTTAAGCAATACAGCCTTGTTTTCAACAATTTCCAAAACTTTCTCCGATGCAAGTTAGCCTGAAAGCGGTCTCCGCTTCAAGCTTTTATAATTTATCTAGTCTCTCCCAGTGTCCATCAGCTCGTGCAGTTGAAAGGTTGTTAGCACGTGAGCACTAACTACAAAGACCGCTTACTGACTGATATGGTTTACCATGAAAAGGATTTCTCCCAAGCCAGCTAGGCACTCATACCTTATCCTGTGGCTTTGTCAAACAACTACATTATTTCTTCTTGCGTTCCCGCTTGCTAACTTCTGATACTAAGTTATGCTTTGAATCTCTTTTGAAAGAACGGTTCTTACTGGCGCTCTCTACACGCACGCCATCTTTAATCGAACCACCCTTATCAGCCGCTACTACGTGGGCTACATCTTTACCATCACCTTTATGAACCTTACCAGCTTTCATTAACTTAGCACGAGCTTTATTACGCTCAGCACGGTTCTTAACTTGTTCGGGTTGGGCTTCGTATATAGCGGCGTTTTTATACTTGCGGTCAGCTTTGTTTTTATATGGCATATAAATTTCCTTTTCCCATATTATCCTCGTTCTCCGTTGTGTGCGCAAGATGTTACAGGACACCATTTGGAGCAAGTAAAGTTACGTTTAGGGTTCCATACCCCATTGGCTATGCACGCATCTAATTGATTTACAAGGGGTTTAAATTGCTCAAAGTAAGCCAGCCTATGGTGGGTGGTATATTCTTCCTTGATAAACTCCTTAGATACCACAAACAACAAGCCAGCCTTGATAACCATAATCTCAGGGTAGTGCGTAAACACACAGGCGGCTAGCAGTTTAAGCTGTTTAGTATCCGCATACTTAGCCGATTTGCCTGTTTTATAGTCAATAACCCTAGCTTCTTGGTTCTCTCGGTCTAGGATAATCAAGTCAGCAATCCCTCGATACCATACCTGCTTATCAAAGAAGTCACAGGGTACTAATTTACCGTCACTTGTAAACTTAACTGCAAGTTTGTTTTCACAAAGCTTCTCACCTTTAATAAGATTTAGCTTATCCAAGAGTTCTTTAATATAAAGGTACTTTTCAGGTAAGGGTTTGCCATCTCTGATATATTCTTCAGCGGCTAGGTGCAAGTCTTTGCCGTAGTTCATCGCTTCGGATTCAGGCTCTTTAATATCCTTAGCTATACGCAAATGGTAATACTTCTTAGGACATTGCTCGAATAAGGTGATACTACTATAAGACCATGCAGTCATTTATCTATACCCCGAAATGCGTGGTGAAAATACAAAAGTGCTTTGCCAAGTAAGTGGTTTAGGCATGACATTAGGGTCTGCCAAGCCCATGATGTTCCAGCCAAAATTGCAGTATAAGCAACGGCTAGTGCTAAAAATGCGCTTAACGTAACGAAGCTGAAAGAGGCCGTTAGAAACCACCAAGCACCATCCTTCTTTTGCATTGTCGTTATCCTTGATTGTGGGGTCGCCTTTAACTACTGTATCGTA